CGTCTACTACAGACTGGTTGAAGTTAAATCCGTTGAGGTTGAATGCCATTGTACAGATACCCATAGAGGTTAACCATACACATACAACAGGGAACACAGCAAGGAAGAAGTGAAAACTTCTTGAGTTGTTGAAAGAAGCATACTGGAAGATAAGACGACCAAAGTAACCGTGTGCTGCTACTATGTTGTATGTTTCTTCTTCTTGTCCGAACTTGTATCCATAGTTCTGTGATTCTGTTTCAGTTGTCTCTCTGATTAGAGAAGATGTAACTAAAGAACCGTGCATTGCTGAGAATAAAGATCCTCCGAACATACCTGCAACACCTGCCATGTGGAAAGGATGCATTAGTATGTTGTGCTCTGCTTGGAACACGAACATGAAGTTGAACGTACCTGAGATACCTAGTGGCATTCCGTCAGAGAAGGAACCTTGACCGAAAGGATACACTAAGAACACTGCAAATGCTGCAGATACAGGTGCTGAATATGCTACACATATCCATGGTCTCATTCCTAATCTGTATGAGAGTTCCCACTGTCTTCCCATGTATGCTGAGATACCAATAAGGAAGTGGAAAATAACTAACTGATAAGGACCACCATTGTACAACCATTCATCGACGGTTGCTGCTTCCCAAATAGGGTAGAAGTGTAGACCTATAGCGTTTGATGATGGAACAACAGCACCAGAGATGATGTTGTTACCATATAAGAAAGAACCCGCAACTGGTTCTCTGATTCCGTCGATATCGACAGGAGGTGCTGCTATGAAAGCAACGATGAAACATGCTGCTGCTGTGAGTAAGCATGGGATCATGAGTACACCGAACCAACCAACATAGATTCTGTTGTTAGTTGAGGTTACCCACTCGCAAAACTCAGGCCATCCTGCTAGGAGTCCACCTGATCTGCGGGATTGAGTTGAAAGAGTTGTCATTAGTAAGACGTTTTAAGTAGGGCATCAAGGGTAGATGCGAAACTTATTTCCAGTAATCCCTCACTACTGGATATTAGAGACGACGTATTATACTGCCTATAGGTCTCGGTTTGAGAGCAGTTGTAGCAAAGGATGACGATTCTTTCGGGTCCTTTCTAATGGTGAGGAAATCCTCACTTCATCTATTTAGCGTAATATAAGTTTACAAAAATGTCAATCGGTATATATACTTACTCTTTAAAATCCTCTCCCATCATACCCTTCATCATCACAACAGCGACAGATGTTATGACAATAGTTCCTGCTGTGATCTCTAAGAACATAGGTATGATGTGTGATGCGTTCATTACATACCCTGCCAGAATGTATCACCTACTGGTTGTAGGTTTCTTGATAAGAAGTATAAACCTAGGTTACATACGAACCAGTTTATATTGACTACCCATGTTTGTCTCCATAGGTACTTCCTATTAGTTTGTACAATGAACATGTTTCTCTCATTCATTGTTGAGTCAACAGAGAGTGGTCTGAACTTAAGAACCTGTTCTAATCCTAACGCAATTACAAAACCGATTGCGTAAATGTAGAAGATAAAATTTAGAAAACTTGATGCGACTAATAGTGTTGGAATCATCCTACCTCCTGTAATTTTTGTGCGACTGTTTTTTTAGATATTGGTGCTACGTCATTCAATCCGTTAGCATCAAACCATGGTGCTGTCTCCCAGTCGAAACCTTCTCCAAATGTATTGTCTGCCTCTGCTACGTACCAGTGGCATGCTGCGTCTGGTATATCTACAGCACACACCGCCCAATCATCTGTCCATTGTGGAACTTGTACCCAGATGACAGGTTCTTTATCCATAGCGTGTGTGACCTGTGGAAATGCTAGAGACAATGAAATGACAGATACGATTGCCCAAAAAAAAGAGGGGATGTATCTGACACTCATTGGTCTTTTATATACTTCCATGACATCATGGTAAGATTGTGACATTAGATCTCCCATTAGATAATTCCTGCCATTCCACACGCTGTGCCAACCACAATAAAAAAACCAAACTCTATGAGTTGGTAGTATGGATTATACATTAGCTTTTTCATGCGAATGCGATGTTACCTACACCTGATACGATGTAAAGTGCTACTACTGATGTGAATAAAATGTGATACATTATGCTCCTTGATAAACTGGTGTCATTACTCCACCACCCTCATCGTCATCATCATCGTCACCACTATGGCACGAAGAAATAATTCAAAGAATACTATGGCACCTACTGGGTAGAAACACCATAGTATTGCTTGAAAGGGTGATATAGCATTGTCTGCTACTAGATCGGTCATTAAACAAAACCTGGTATGAGTTGACCTGTTGTTAGGTATGCTCCGATACCTGCGATGATACCTAGCATTGCTAGTCTACCATTTAATTTTTCAGCGATTGCTTTTGATTCCTTATCATTCATTAGAATATACCTGGAATGATTTGTCCTGTTGTGACGTAAGCACCTACTGCTGCTACGAATCCAAGCATTGCTGCCCAACCATTAAATCTTTCTGCTTCTGGTGTCATTGTTTTTTACCTGTTGTGAATTGTTTTTAAAAGAAACCTGGTGCTATCCATCCGAATAGTCCATAGTTGATAGTGCCGATCACTAGACCGAGCATTGCGAGACGACCATTAATCTTCTCTGCGTACTGCCAGTAATTATTTTCCATTAGAAAATACCTGGTATGATTTGTCCTGTAGTGATGTAAGCACCTAGTAGTGCCACAAAACCAACCATTGCCCAACGACCATTAACTTTCTCAGCATTCTGAGGATAGCCTTCGTAGGACACAGACTCATCAATGTAAGGACGTGTCTCATTTGGGAAAGCGTTTTGTCTTCCACCTGATTCAGTAGTAACTGTCATTGAAATTAGTTTGTAAAGAACTGTAACAATATTATATATACAAGTATTAAGTTTTGTCAAGTACCGTGTGCCAGTTCTGTGACAGACATACGATTTCTTAATGATTCGTATAGGTTTTCCTTATCAGTGTAAAGGTTTATATATAGTGCAAGGTAAAATATACCAACATGAAAAAATTATTACTCCTTGGTATGGTAGCAGGACTCGGTTCTCCTGCGATGGCGAGCATCACTCATAAGATGCAGTCGAGCGTACAGTTACAGACTAACGCAGCTGCGACACAAGTTTCAAGAATCGGAAGTACATATACTGTCTCAGGTAATGGTGTTTCTACAGCTGTAGGGGATGCTGCCTTGAACGTAGGTGGTCTAGGTACACTCACAGATGGAGTAGGGCAAGGTTCTATTGCTACTGCTACTCACACTGCAGGCACAGCGTTCTCATTCTCTCAATCATTTATTGAAGGTGACGCTATACAAACTACTGCTCCAAGTTTAGGTGCGGTTAGTGCGTACTCAGACCAGACATCTACTGCTGTAGGTTCAGGTACTGGTACAGGTACAGTGACATCAGCACATGCTGTAACAGCAGTTGGTGGTGGAAGTGGTACTGTAACTACAGGTCAGTTCGTAACTGAATTAACAATAGACTAGATGGGCGATGCGTGTCAAACTTTTGTTATGTACGCTAGCCGTAGGGTGGGTTAGTCCTACCCTTGCTGTTCCCGTGGTGCCAAATTTCACTCAGGGCAGCATGACTTCGGTGACAACCCAGACTGTCACTACAAATGAGACCATAAATAGTATGGATTATGCTACAGGCTGGACGTATTCGGTCAGTGGCTCAGGAGTAGAGGTAGAACAGGGTACAACTATATCACCTGACGTGACAACTACACAAACTAATACCAATAATGGTGTGACTTCAACATGGACTGGACTAGATTTATCAACCGCAAACAAACCAAACTGGAAACAGAGCGAGGCAGGAGCCGCGTTCCAATTCACAGAACATTATTCAGGACCAGGTCTTCAGACTCACACGATAATACAGAGAGAAACCACCGTCCAAAGCGTCACAGAAAGTACAAGCATATTCTCAAACTGATCATAGGACTCTCACTCCTACCTACCGCACCTAGCTTTGCTACTGATGTGGGAGGAGTCAGTGCGACAGCAAATCCAGTCGCGAATAGTTCAGGCTCAGTTACCAACCAGGCAATACAAGTTTTACAAGGTCCGTACATCACCAACACATATGGTGATGGTATTCAGTGTCAAGGGGCTACCATGAACCTTACACCATACGTCACCAGAACAGGAACGTGGCAAGATCCTTACGAGGCTTGGTTCAACGATCCAGTCTACAACATGGCAGATAACAACGATGATAATATACCTGATAGCCCTGGTGAGATACTCTACTACGTTCCTACACGTACTGGGCAGAAGTCTACGCAGAATATAAACTTAGGTCTATCAATGACCATCTCTATACCATTAGACAAGAAAGCAATGGAACAGTGTAAAGAGTCTGTTGCCCTGCATAATGAGTATCGTACTCAAGTCATAGCAAATAAACGCCTTGACTTTGAGATAGCTAGGTTAAAAAATTGTGGCCAGATGAAAAAGGAGGGCATAGTATTCCATCCTAAGTCACCATACTATAGTGTATGTGCTGACGTTATGTTGATCAATCCACCTGGTGTAGTAGGTGAACACAAGCATTCTATTTCTTCAAAGGAGGTAAACCTTTCGATTGGCGATACTGATTAGTTTTTATATCCATTCTCGTTAACTTGGTTGGTGTCTTACCTAACTTCTTCTGTACTGTAGTCCATATCTTTTTAATCACAGGTCGTATGACTCTGATCAGTAATGGTGTCGCGGCAGCTCCTGCTGTAGCAACCACTGCTAGTGCGGTCACCGTTGACACCTGATTTATAGGTGGTATATACTTCTCCACTGGTGAGGTAGGTTCGTACAATGTCACACAGGTAGTACCCTGTAGTTCATGACCTACAACCTTCTCATCACCTGACTGTGTTACATCACCCACTCTTAGTTGAGCAGGACCTGGACATGGTGTTTCTTCAGTGAGTTTACCTGTATCAGGTGTCTCTGGAGTAGGTGGATCTGGTGGTGGTTCTACCTTGGGTGGTGGTGTCTCTACATATATGTTTAAATCTTCTGGAGTATAGTCCATCGCATTATACGTTGGATAGTCTCCATCACAAAGAACCCTCGTCCCATTGGAGTCATCCTCCTTTAGGTTGGGGGTTTCTCTATTGTCTGCTGCGTCTGGATGATACTCGACACAACCAGGCAAGTCAACAACAGGAGAACCTATGTTTAATATGAATGGTACTGTCTGTGTTGCGGGTGGTAGTGAATATATCTGTGGTACTTCTATCCTAAAGACATTGACATCACCCACACCTACATTATTAATCTGTGGGATCGACATAAGTTCCTTGGTTCCTACGTATCTCTCTTAGTTCCTCGAAGTTTTTATTCTTTGTACCGCCATCGTATGCCCACGCATACCCTTCGTCTATCATTTTTTCGTTAAGGGACACAGTTGCATCCCCGATATAAAGCCACCCAAGAAGACGACCATATTTACCGACCCCACCATCAAGTTCAGTCCTAATAATAAGGTCATCGTCACCGTCAATAGCACCTTCGAGGTGGTCTTTAATCCATGCAGTCGCGTCCAGACCGAGTGCTTTTTCTTCAAGATTTCTTGTCCTCTTCTCAGGTGTGTCGACCCCTGCCACTCTCACTCTTTCTTTTTTGTAGAGATCGAACCCAAGGTCTATAGTAACATCTATTGTATCACCATCTACTACTTTGTCAATGCTGATCACTCGAAAGTTGTAACAACTCTTCCTGCTTGGTGGTGTCATCGCTCCCATGATTAAACTCCATTAATGCTTTATATATGTCATCTTCTATGCCCTCTGTCTTGACTTTGTTACGTTCGTACTGAACGTTCTGTCTCGCCCACGTCATGAGTGTTTGATAGTCCTGCCTGATGTCAGCATGAGCAGGAGGATCAGTGACGGGTGCTGTACACCCAACCATTATAAAAGGTATCAATAAGTATTTCATTCGCCTGGTGTATGGATTACAGGAACCACGTTCCTTAGTATATTATATAGATCTCTGTTCTCTGCTGTGGATACTGGATAGAACTCAGCATGAGGATCGAACCCATCGTATCTAGTTGCTTGGTTGATTACTATTGATCCATTCTCACCTGACACTGACCTGTGAAATGTATTGCGTGGTATAACTAACGCACCACTGTGTCTATTAAGGTGTACTATATGATATTGATTCTTCCAATCTCTATTGACTAATTCAAAGGTTCTCTCTCCCTGTACCACTCTGTTACAGTCGTCTTGAAAACTATGGATGTAGAACTGTTTACCCCCTACACAATCAGGTGGAGGTGATACAGCAGGACCTGTATGTACTACAAGGTCAGCAGCATTTGATTCCTCTACAGATATATCATAAAAAATAACATCGTCTGTCTCTCTGAACACACGGTGTCTATTAAAGTTTATGTCACTCACTTTTTCTTAAATTTATTATCTATTGCTACTTTAGCATAGTATAGCAAAATAATCCACACTGTAAACCATACACCATCCCACCAAGATAGATTTTCCCATGCCCATTGTAAAAATTTAAACATTAATCTCGTTGCCTCCAATCATCTGATCTTTTATTTTTAAACCAGTCTGCTATATCATCTGCTCCACTGAAACCCCTTTTATGTTTCCTTGGATCGGAGTCTCCTATATCCAAGTACTTAAGAAAAGTTGAGTCAGGATCCGTTGCTAATCTTCTTGCCTGACTTAACATACCTCTTGCTGAGGTGTTTGATTTAGATAATTTTTGTGCCCAAATCATATCGTCGATGGTGACTTCTGTTCCTGCTGCTATGGATTTGCAGATTCCTTCAAGGCGAAGGCGATACGCGGTAGATAACATGTATTAATATATGATATTATATCTACTTATACATTATATAATGAGACCCTCTGGTAAGACAGGGTTTCCAAACAATTAGACGTGTAACATCATAGCATGTTGTAGTTCTTTTGCGTGGTTCAGTTCGTCTTGTGCTATCTCTTGTATCTTAGTGTCCTCTGGATGCCATGCTGAATACTTTGTGTAAGTTTCAAACGCATGCTTCTCTATTTTCATATTGATATCATAAGCATGCTCTGGACTGGTAAGGTAATACCCAACCATGATCCAATAGTATACCAAGACAAGATGTTTAGCAAGAAATCTATCAATCCAGTATTGATCTCCTCCTCTCTTCTCCATCTCTTCCAAGTGCTCTGTTTCATTTAATGCCTGATAGAAATGTTCTTTCATAAGATAGATGTGATCCGCACCACGTAGTCCTAATGACTCCCGAAAATGTAGAACACTAATGAACGAGAAGTATGGTGCTCTAGCAATAACTTCTAGAACCCAGAACCTCTGGAAGTCTCTACCTCTGTAGAGAAAGTCAAGGATATAGATTGTTGTATCCAAGACCCAAGTGTTAAATTGTTTCATACTATGTAAGGAGTGCTCCACGCTTGTGGAATAAGAAATGCTGCTGTACCTATGATAATACCAAAGGTAATACAGGTTGACTTGAGTGGTAGGTTTTTCATCTACTAAGTAAATATACTCACTATTATATAGTAACATACTTCCATTAAAAAAGGGACTCGTGGTGAGTCCCTAACTTTTACTTTAAAATTTCTGTACAAACTTGCCGACATATATTGTCCGTACAATCTATCATGCAGGAGAAGTATTCGTCGATTAGTTCGTCTTGTGTAAGACTATGGTGTTCGTCGTGATGAATCCATTCTGCCATTTGATTGCTTGACATCTGCATTGTTTGTCTCCGATAAAGTTAAAACATAATGAAGAAACTTTACTTCATCTTGTTGCTCCTTAACTCTACCATTATCTAGGTTCCCTAATCTATAGGTACTTTATCCTTTGTTAAACATGGTGTTGAAGAACACTTGCCAAGCACCCATCGCAGCACTGCCATCCAGTTCATCAAACATATACATGTTGAGACGGAAAGCAAAGTTTGCCTCAACTATGATAGCATTCTGCTGTGACACAGTGAGTGGTAGGTTGTCTAGTATCTGACGATACTTTGCCTTGTATGCTTTCTTATCCTCGATGTCAAACTTATAGAAGTCAAGACCCTGCTCTAGATTCATTGCCTTCTCTGCTATAGTCTTCAGTATCTGACCACCAGATAGATCACCAAGGTAACGAGTGTAGTGGTGACCCACTAGCAACTCTTCTTCACACTCCATGATGCGATTAACATATGATTGACATGAATCGCTTGGTTTGATCTTCATAAACCAGTCATCACCATAGAAATACTTAAGGTCTTTCTCTAGTGATCTAGTTCTACTAAGTTCTTTCAACTCTTGTAGAGGACCTAGCACAGGTGACATAGCATGGGTGTCCATGCGTTCTTCCAAGGCACGATAGACATAGTAGAAGTCTGCTACAAGTTTCCTGTAACTCTCTTCCTTTACACACCCACCGAGAAAACTCTTCACGAAGGAGGTGTTCTCAGCAGCAGAGTGAGACTTCTTAGTTCCTTCCTTTATATCTTTAGAGAATGTCATTTAGTAGGTGGTGTAGCAGGAACAATCTTCAATGGCATCTGTTCGATCTTAATTGTCTGAACAGTTCCACCGCTAGCTGAGCCTTCGTCTTTCTTCTTAGAAGACTTGCCCGCTTGCACCCCGAAGGTAGCTAAAGTTCCTGTGAAGACCGAAGCTATAAAGGTCGGATCAATCTTCTGCTCCTGTACATAACCAGGTATCTCAACGTAGTTCAATGTTAATATCCCTGCCGACCAGGTGAGTACCGCAAGTCTGACGACTGTAGATAGGAATGCTAGTTGCTCTTCCTTATCCTCAGCATGCTCTTTTAATTTACCGAAGAGACCTTTCTTCTCCTCGCCCTTCTTTACTTCTGCCATGTTTCCTCCTAGAATGGTAACGCAGGACCAGTTAGATCAGGTATAGCATCTTTAATGCCACCGCCTATGTCAGGCATAACTGCTTCCATTACTTTTGATTTGATGTTATCTACGATAGCATCCTTTCTGATGAATACATATCCACCAATGCCAACGACTCCTAGTGCTACTACACCAGAGAAGATAGCGATTCCGTTAATAATTTTTTGCATAATAATTAAGTCAGTCTATTATATAGTCTAGAAAAATCATAGGGGTAAAAAAATACCCAGAAATTTTTTTCCACTTTTTTGGTAATCAAAAAGTCAATTTAGTTTATACTTCGTCTTACAATATTCTACGACACCTTCAACGTTATCATGTGTATCACACCACATGTCAGCACAGTCATACGTTTCCCTAGGTGTTTGGTTGGGGAAGGATGCCATCAGTTTCATCAGTACATTCTGACGGAGGTGTTGCTTTGAAGGTGTCCAGTCTTTCATCGTATTACCATGTCCTGTTCGTAATATTTATTGGGGGTTCTATCTATTCTACTAGGCATTGTAATAATGTCAATGGTTTCCTCGAACCATCTGTTCATTGACTTTGCCATAGCACGATAAGATGTGCCAACATAAAGTTGTCCTGCGACCACTGCTGCTGTAGCAGTA